GCGTTGGCAACTTGCTCTTTTAACGCTATCTTTTTCTTTTTAATTTCTCTATCGTCATCTTCTTCCTCGTCATACGAAAAATCTTCCTCGATTAAAAAATCAATTTCATCACTATCTAAATGTGATTTTGTATTTTTGTAATATTCCCTTAATAAAGCTTTATTATCATAATTTGTAAAATCTTGATTTAGCTTTACGTAATCTTCTAATGTACCCCCGGTTTCTTCCATAAAATCCACAACTTTTTGTAAATTTTCAGGTATAGTTTTACCAGTTTCTTCTGCTTCTATTTTAGCATCAATTAACTCTTCTGTAAGTTCTATCGCTTCGTCCTTAACTTCTTCTTCAGTTATTTCTTCTAATACTGGTGTTTCTTCTTGTGTTTGTTCTTCCGGTTGTACTTCTTCTTGTTTTTCTGTGGGTTCGGCATTATCAGGCTCTGCAACCACTCCCTCGTTGTCAGGGTTATCTTTTTTAGTTTCATTTTCTTCTTTTGGTTTTAGTGGTTTACTTAAATCTATTTTTAAAACGCTATCATCTCCAGCGCTTTCAAATTTTGTTTCATCAACTGTTTCTTTAACTTTTTTTACAGTTGGTTGTGTAGTTTCTTCAACTACTTCTTCTAGTTTTTCTTCCATAATATAATATAATAATAGTTAATAATTTTTATCTAGGATCAAAAGAACCTAAATCAAATCCTCCACCTAGTATATCATTACCTGCTGACTCAAAGTTTTTAGGTGGTTTTTGATTATTTCTTTGATCAATCATCTCGCTTTGCTGAGTTGCTTGAATTTTAGTTCTTTCATCCTTACGATCTTCTTTTTCTTTTTCTTTCCCTTTAACAGATTCAACTTCCATAGACTTTAATTGCATGTTCATTTCAAACTCTAACTGCATAAGTTCTTTTTTATGCATTACTTCTTGTTGCATTTTTTGTGAATCCATTTGCGCTTTCATTTGCTCAAGTTGCGCTTGGCTTTGTGAAAGAGCTTGTTGTTTTTGCACTTCCATTTGCGCCGCTGCTTGTTGAGCTTGTATATTAGCCTCTGATTGAGCTTGTATATTTTGCTGTTGGATTAATTGATCTTTTTCTTGCTTTTGTTTTCTACGTATTTTAAGCAGTTGATTAGCTAATTTAATATTTTTAATTTCTCTAAGATCAATAGCATCTGCAAGTTCTATTATCTGCTGCTGCAACGCCATTTGAATATTATTTTCAAGCATAGCTTTTTCCTCTTCATCTGGTTGTAATTCTATAAATATACCAAAATCATAAAGATGTAAATCGCTTATCTCTTTAAGCGTAGCAACATTATGAGCACCTATCTGCTGTATAAAAGCGTTTTTTGTTGGTGAATATTCTATAATATCAGATATTCTAAGAGACAAACACTCGGCAGTTTCAGATGTTAAGTATAAACCAGCTTGTAATATATGTCTTGTTGCTGTATTTGAATTAGCTGCAGCCATTTTTTGTATACCAACCAAAGCGTTTTTATCTGGCATACTACCATCCCTAGCTTCATTAAGCCCGGTAGTATCTCTTATCATCTGCATGTAATAGTTGTATGTTCCGATTAAACTTTGCATTTTCTGCCCACCAGATCCTGATTGTATTTCTTGTATTGGTACTTTACCTGGATTTTGATCTCCTTCAGAAGTAAAACTCCTACCAATAACAGAACCTGTTTGGAAGAACATGTTTAATGCTTCTTGAGGGCTATAATTTGTTCCGTTACCTAAATCTATTTCAGCTAAACCATCAGCATCTAAATAAACTCCATCTGGCACCATACGTGACAACACTTGCTGAAGTTTTAAATGAGTAAGTTGTATCATATCAGCAAAACCAGTAATACGGCTAACTAAAGATTCTATTCTACCTTTGTACATTCTAGGAGCTACAATAGCGTAGTTCATTTTAACCTTAGTAAAATCACTTTTAGGACGCATCATGTTTTTTGCCATTTCCCACTTAAGTAGTTTATCAGTACCTAATATCATAGCGCCATCATACAAACATTCTATAGATCTTTGAAGTTTATCAAAACCTCCTTCCATGTCTTTAGGAGGGTTAAAAGTATCATCTTTTGCTAATATTTTATCTGCACCACTACCAGTTTCTTTTACTTTATAAACTTCATTCATATAAGTTTTATAATTAAAATATAAAACTTGAACTTTGTTATTGTCCTCTTCTTTTAAATTAGAACCTGTTTTGTTATAATTAGATTGGTGATAGTTTTTGTTTTTAACTATATCTTTTAAATCTTCCTCTGATAAATGAGGAAATTCTTTTATAAGTTCATTTATTGGTATAGTTTTTACCTCACCAACATAGTACACGTCATCAAAATAAGGGGATTCAGTATAAGAGTAAACTAAGTCAGCTGGATCAACATAGTCAATAACAACCCCTTCTGAAGTATTGAAAGAAGTTTTTACTGCACCTATACCTAAAACAGTTAAATCATAATAAAATTGTTTTTTTATAAGTTCGTATCTATTACCTTCCATTAAAACGTTTATAGCTTGTTCTTCAGCTATTTCTACAGCTTGCTTGTAAGTTAATTGCATGTGTAAATCAAGTTCTTCTTCAGTTCTAGGTAAATCCTCTTGATCGTTATTATATAAATTAATACCTGTAGTTTCTTGAACAAAATCATTTATATCTCTCGATCTTATATCAGAAAGCACAGAATTCATATATTTAGTTCTCTTTTCCATACCGTAAGGATCTTGAGAATACGCTTTAACATCATACGTTCTTTCAGCAATCCCATTAACAACAATATCTACAAATTTAGGTATAATTGGTACTGGTTTCCAGTCTAAATTAAGATAGGACAAATCACCGTTTATAGATAATTCATCCTTATATTTTTGGATTGATTGTTCACCTCTAGCGTATAATCTTAAATTATGAAAATTATTTTGATTAGTTCTATATCTATTAGATCCTCTATCTGTATGAAACCACTCAGTTTCAATAGCTTTACCTACTTTTAAGCCATAGTCATAGCTCATTTTTTCCAAATCACTAACGACTTGGCTCGGAAAATAATTATTTATAACAGACTCTGCCATATTTATTTTTTGATTAATTTAGATGTATTACCTTGGTTTGAATACTTGGAAATACTTATATTTAGTTTTGGTTTCTCAACAGTGGCATTGGGTTTATAAAGATGTCTGTTACAAGCCATGATAGCTAATCCAGAACTAATAGACGCATCGTGTTTTGTTCTTTTGTTTATATCAAATCTAGACCAATCATTTAGTAGTTCGTTAAAATAACAGTCTCCAAACGTTCCATCTTGTTTCATACCAACGTGCGCTTGTATGTACATTTCAATAGCAGCAGCATGAGCTTGTTTTATGTCTTCACTTGAATTTGGTATTCCACCAACTTCTTTTTCAGCTACAGATAGTTTGTTCCATATTTTATCAGGGCGATTCATAGAAAACCCTCTATATCCTCTTCTTCTAAAATAATATAATAGACGAGGTTTATTATTCTCTGCGAGTATAGGCATACTGTAAAATACGCAAGCCATTAAAATATCTTCAAAGAATATCTCTGCGGTCTGCGGTCTTGCTAAATATTCTAAAAAGAAACTATTAGCTGGAGCATCTTCCATGCTGAACTTAGTTAAACCATGTAATGCACCTTTAGACCCTTCACCATCTACAGTTCCTGATATATCATATGAATCACATCCAAAAGCACCCATATGCTCATTTCCTGGCCACTTAATACCGTTTTTTATTACAACTTTGTTTTGTATATTTACCGGTGGTACCCAGCTTATCTTAAACCTACCTTTTTTATCTGGGTAAAATATAACAGTTGAATCCTTTATTCCATTCACCCATTGAAAATTACCTCTTGTAACGCCTAAGGTTCTAGACATCTCCTCGTTGTAATCTATCTGTTCGTATATCTTAACTAGATTAAAAATACTACCTTTTGCTTCGTCTCTAAACGCGTGTTCTGTAGTTCTTGGGA